TGGCGCTAAGAATTCGTACAGGTCTGGGGGAATTTGTCAATAGAGAGATTCGGCCAAATATGCACCTGTTTAGGTGTAAGGTCTCCACAAACGTGCCGTTAGGCAGTGGCAGGGTTGATTCGGCTGGCTGAGGGCTGTTATCGTGTCCGGACACCACACAAGAAAGGACCAAAGCAATGGGCTTCATGAATGAGCTGTCATCTATCGACCGGAGCGCGAATCTGCTCAAAGATCCGGCCGCTTTCTATGCCGAGCTACATGCGCTGCTCGAGCTACGCCAGCACACCGGTTTGGGTGTGAGCGTGCCGAAAGTAGATGCCCGTATCAAGAAGATGATGAAGCAAGCAGGATTGGCCGTATAACTCACCCCGCAGTAAGCCCCCTCTTCGGAGGGGGTTTTCTTGTGTAATACAAGTCTGGGTTACACTGGCCCTACCCGGTGAATTGAATAGGTGGTAGGGGTATGGCTGGACATGGGCCTGGTCCTAAGGACCCAGATCAGATGGCGAATAAGTCTCGCGCAAAGCAAGACAAGAATCGCATGCGGATTGTCCAATCATCGGCTGTACCTCCCCCACCACTGCCTCCGAACCCGCCCGGCGGTGATTGGGTCCGTGTGGATGGCGACCCCGACGACAAGATGTTTGTCCGGCGTGAATGGCCGCAGGAAACCCGCGATTGGTGGGAATCGTGGTGTAATGACCCGCTCACGGAGGACTACCGGCAATCCGATTGGCTAGACCTGCTCGACTGTGCGGTTATCCATGCCCGCCTGTGGTCGGGCGATGACAAAGCAGCCAGCGAGCTACGGCTACGCATGGCCAAGCACGGCGCTACCCGTGAAGACAGGGCACGGCTCCGGATTACCTTCGCATCTGCCGACAGTGCCGAGCAGAGGGCTTTCCGTGGGCATGCCAACGGTGGCGGGGGTGACGCTCGCGCCCGTCGTGGCGGTTTGCGGGGTGCCTGATGCCCTGGAAGCCCTCGTTTGAAGGAGAGGTACCCACACTAGGGTTCCTGATGCTCGATTGGTACAGCACGTACCTATCGTCACCTTCGGCTATGAATTACGAGCCGCTGAAGCTGTACCGGGAGCAGGAAGATTTCATTCTTCGCTGGTACGCGCTGAACGAGCAGGGGCGGCGTCAATACATCCGTGGAGTGCTTCAGCGTCCCCGTGGGTGGGGTAAGAGTCCGATCCTGGGCGCTATCGCTATCGGAGAGGCGCTAGGACCCTGTGTGTTCGACGGCTGGGACGCAGACGGACAGCCGGTAGGCAAGCCGTGGAAAACGGTGCGGCAGCCGCTTGTGGATGTGGCGGCATCTTCGGATGACCAGACAGGCAACACCTGGACTCCTCTCCTCGAGATGCTGAACCCTGACGCTCCGATCTATGAGGATTACTTCGTAGAACCGCACGGATCCTACATTGATCTAGGCTGGGGCCGGATTGACCGCGTGACCTCCTCGGCTCGCTCGGTGAAGGGCCGACCGTCCGTGTTCGTCGTGCTGGACCAGACGGAAACGTGGGTGCAGTCGAACGGTGGTCTGAAGTTTGCCGATACGCTGCGATCCAACGCCGGTAAGGTCGGAGGGACCACACTGGAGAGCCCGAACGCGTTCTACCCCGGTGAGGGGTCTGTGGCTGAGGCATCGGCCAAGTTCTACGCCGATATCCAAGACGGCAAGGCCAAGGATGACTCGTTGCTGTACGACCACAGGGAAGCCCCGGCGGATACCGATATAGACAACTACGATTCCTGCTACGAAGGTTTGCGCGTCTCGTATGGCGACTCGTCCGGGGATCCGCGCGGATGTGTGATCCATAATCCTCCGTGCGAACCTGGGCATGTCGATATCGGGCGCAACGTCCGTACGATCATGGACCCGACTTTCGACCGGCAGCTAGCACGGTCGGACTACTTGAACCAGATTGTCAAGGCTGCTGACGCATGGCTGAGTAAAGCCGACGTGGACGCGTGCATTGATCTGGCCCGGACTCAATCGACAATGATCGAGGAAGGCGACGTTATCACGCTCGGGTTCGACGGATCGAGAGGTCGCGCGAAAGGCAATGCCGACGCTACCGCGCTCATCGGTTGCCGGGTGAGTGACGGCGCGCTGTTCGAAATCAAGGTGTGGCAGCCAGACCCGAAAGACAAGCATTGGACACCGCCGATTATGGAAATCGAGTCGGTCATCTCTCACACGTTCAATACGTACCGTGTGGTCGGTTTCTATGCGGATCCGTCCAAGTGGGATGTCGAGGTAGCGCGCTGGGAAGCGAAATACGGTAAGCGGCTGAGGGTGAAGGCCAGCCAGAAAAACCCCATTGCCGCATGGCCGCGCGGACGGGACAGCCGGGTACCGGATTGGCTGGTTCGTCTCCGGGACTCTATCGAGAATCACACCGTGCCGATTCTGACCGGTCCGTATCTGGCTTCGCACATGCTGAATGCGCGCATCCGGAAAACGAACCTCGGGTATCTCATCTATAAAGCGTTCCCGGAATCACCTGATAAAATCGACGCGGCTTACGCGGCTACTATTGCATATAGAGCGCGAACAGATGCTTTGTCGGCAGGCATGGGCAATGTCCGGCGGCCTAGTGGCATGTCCACAGGAAAGGTAGTTATTTCATGACGACGACTGTGGATAAATTGCACGAGCGGTTGCAGGGCTACGCCACTGCGAACTCTCTGGTAGAGCAGTATTACGAAGGCGAAATTCAGGTGCCCTCTCTGGGCATCGCCATCCCACCAATGATGCGCCGGATCGAAACCGTTGTCGGCTGGCCCGCCACTGTGGTTGATGTTCTGGAAGAGCGGTTGGATTTCCTCGGGTGGGATGATGACGGGAAATACGATCTAGAGACAGCGTTCAACAACAACAATGTTGCGCATGAGTCGAGCATGGCTCACGTAGATTCCCTGATGCACGGCGTAGGGTTTGTGCTGGTCAGCACTGGATTCGATGACGTTCCTTCGCTCATTACTGCCGAGTCGGCCAAGAGCAGCACGGGTATATGGAATAGACGAACTCGTCGGCTGGACCTGGGGTACACGGTGTACAAGGATCCGCTGACCGGTGAAGATTTGGCGGCGGCCGTGTTCTATGAGGATCGCACCGAGTATTACGAGCGGAAGAACAGCAACGCGCCGTGGAAACTGGCCAAGACGGATCCACACAAGCTAGGGCGCTGCCAGCTGGTGATGTTGCCGAACAAGACCAGGGCGGGACGAACCGGCGGCAAGTCGGAGATTACCCGCGCTATCCGGTCGTATACGAACACTGCCGTACGCACGCTGCTCGGTATGGAGATAAACCGGGAGTTCTTCAGCGCGCCGCAGCGCTATGTACTGGGTGCGAAGCAAGATGCCTTCGTAGATGATGCCGGTAATCCCATCCCCGGCTGGAAAGCCATCATGGGCGCTCTGTGGCAGCTACAGCGCGACGAAGTAGCGGTACAGGACGGTTCCAGCAGGGAAGGGCTTCCGGAGGTCGGGCAGTTTCCGGCCAACCCTCCCGGTCCGTTCCTCGAGCAGGTGAAAGGCATCTCTCAGCTTGTGAGCGCGGAGGGTGCCGTACCGCCGAACTATCTCGGGTTCAGCACCGACAACCCGCCCAGCGCGGACGCTATCAACGCGTTGGAAGCGCGCTTGGTGAAGCGGGCAGAGCGTAGGCAGGCTGAGCGCGATCCGGCGTGGACAGAAGTAGGAATTCTTACCGCCATGACCACGGGGAAGGGCAAGCCCAAGCCCAATGACCTGCGGAATATGTGGCGGGACCCGTCCACACCTACCCGTAGCGCTGATGCGGACCGTGCGGTCAAACTGACCGGTGCGGGCATCATGCCGCCGGATAGCACTCTTACGTGGGAAATGGTAGGTCTGTCGCCGCGCCAGATGAAGCGGCTGGAAAAGGATCGGCGGAAAGCCGAATTCATGGCTGTCGTGAATGGTGGAATGGGCAATGGAAACGGTGCTGGCGGAACTCAGCCGAGTGGCAATCAGCAGAGTTCAAAACCTGTGGATAGCGGCAAACCGGAACAGTGATCTGTGGACGTACATGCAGGATGGTTACGCCGATGCGGTATATCCGGGCATGGAGTTGGCAGCAGACTACGCCTGTGAGTATTTCGACGCACTAGGAGACGACGAGCCGTTTGCGGAGCCGGTAGAGCTTCCCCCTGTGGAAGCGCTGAACATAGCCGTACGCTGGGCGCTTTCCACAGGGAAGGGACCAAACGGGCTGGTTCTGCTGGAAGGTGCCACGCAGCGGAAGATATTCAACGCCGGGCGCGAAACGCTCATGTTCAACGTGGATAGGGATCCGAACGCCAGGTTTGCGCGGGTTGCCAATGCCGGGGCCTGTGATTTCTGCCGGATGCTGGAAACGCGCGGAGCCGTCTATCACTCCCGAGAGTCAGCCGGAGAACATACCGATTTCCACGACAACTGTGGATGCATGATAGTCGTTGAACGTTAATTTGCGCTATATTGTCGGGTAGAGAGTCGTGCTCTCTCCTAATTCCGCGATGGAAGGTAACCCGGTAATGGCTGAACAGACCAAGACTGCCGAAACGAAAGACAACAAAGGCACCGATGAGACCCTGGGCGATTCAGGGTTGCGGGCTCTTGAAGCCGAGCGACAAGAGAACCGAGAGCTACGCGCACAGCTGAAGGAACTTCAGTCGAAAGTGGACACTGCCGAGCAGGAGAAACTTTCTAAGGAAGAACGACTTCAAGCGCAGCTGACAGAGGCGCAGAACAAAGTCAAAGCGTTGGAGCAGGCCAAGGAACTGGACACCATCCGCCGGGACGTGGCAAAGACGGCTGGCATTCCGGAACATCTCTTGCACGGTGATTCCAAGGAAGCGCTCGAGGCTTCGGCCAAAGCGTACAAGGAACACATTGAAGAGTTGACCGGGAGCAAGACGCCGGAGCCAAACCCCTACCTGGGCAATGATCCGGGTAACGGGAGCGACCCCGACACTGAGGCTCGCAAGATTCTCGGTTTCCCCTGAACAAAAGGAATGAGTTATGGCTACCCTGCTTTCCGGTAGCGGCACCAATGGCCTTGCGGCCGGTTCGGGTGGCGCTAACCTCCTGCCGCGCTCGGTTTCTTCGGATATCTGGAAAAAGGCTCTCGCGAACAGCATTGTTCCGAACCTTTCGGCCAATCATCCGATGATCCTCGGTGAGAATACTTTCCCGATTCTCACCAAGCGTCCGAGCGCTTCCATCGTGGGTGAAGGTGCGCAGAAACCGCACAGCACCCTGGAAGTCGGTTCCAAGAGCGTACGGCCGATCAAGGCTGTTGTCGGTCTCGAGTTCACCATGGAAGCTGTCATGGTCAACCCGGCCGGTGTGCTGGATCTGATTTCCGAAGAGATGTCCGGCGCTCTGTCTCG